CCCAATAAGTCTTGTGCGAGTTGGTCTCGGCTGATTTGCCCCGCTAATTCATCAAGAATAATACTAGCATCAAACTCAGATTCTCCCAGAATAAACTCAGTCCATTCGGAATGATTACCTATTTTATCTACCAGTCTTGCTCTAAAATAAAACGTTAAACCTGCTGATAACCCTGCCATTTCATAGGTTTTTGAGGGATAAGGAACATCAGATAACAGCATCAGACCTTCACCATTATTGGTTTTGCTGTACTGAATTTCCGTTTTTAACGTATCACTGGTGTTTTCACCAAATTCCCAGCCTAACTTAATGCCAAATACGAGCGGTGAAGCTCTAAAGTTTACAGGTTTAGGCGGGCTCCCTACTTTTCCTGTCAGTGTTGTTTCTGGCGCATTAGTCCATACACTGGATATTTCAGACGCATTTATCGCACGAACTCTCACCTGATAACGACCAGCATAAATGCCATCAACTTCAAACCCACATGTTGATGTTCTTGGCATTGATACCCAGTTATTATTATCTCTCCGCCATTGAGCCTCATAGGTAATGACATTATCAACTGCATCCCAATCAACACGCAGAGTAATAAATGAAATACCTTGATTAACCTGAGAATAGGATGATATACGAATGTTTTTAGGTGGTGCTTGCACACTCGGTGGAACAATGGTGATTGGACGCTCACCTATTCTTGCGCCAGAGTCAATGTGATCGTAATTGCTTGAGTTATGGATTGCGCCAGTAATAGTGTATGTATTATCGCCATTATCAGTAATATTAACGACCCGATAAAGTTGTAATGTTAAATCATCAGCATCAACTGTCCAAACTGCGTTTTTCTCTGGTTCCTGTGAGTACTCCGTTGAAATTGTAATGATATTATCAGCAACCAGTGATACGGTTCTTCCCTCTGAGCGCCCGTTTGGCAGATTAACAATCAACCTATCACCAGCTTTAATATTGGCTCTGCGATCAAGTGTTATTTTTCTGCCTTCTACACGCGATATACGTCCACCATTATCTCTTCCAGCCAATGTAGAATCGGCAACAGCAATGATATGACCAGGAGAAGGTATTGCCCCCTCTAATCCTGTCGCAAAACTAATAACTCTGTCGTTAGCATTGGTGAGTAACGCCCAGCGACCTCTACGGTTAGCCTCCGTCTGTCGAGTGCAACCTATCGCTGATATTTCAGTTTTGCGTACTCCGTAACGACGCTGTAGTTTAATATCGGCCACAGCCTCAATCGCATCATTACTGTGGTTATTGGTGTCTGTGTAGGAAACTAATGCTTGCGTATATCGATTTTGCTGACTACCTCCTGAATAGGTAGGCTTACCTCCAACAATATTGGCATTAGTAAACGTTCTAAAAATACTATCTGGCATATCAGCGACAACATTAACCTTGTTATCAGCCCAAAATGTCATACCACGAAAAATAGCCGCTATATCTCTCAGTACTTGGTATGCCGATTCTTGCGATTGAATATAAACATCACACAGGAATCGAGGCTCCTTACCATCACCACCATGCCCATCGGGTACCAATTCATCACAATATTGCGCAATCTTATACAGGTCCCACTTTTCAACCTGAGAAGACTGGATCCGGTCACCACAGCCGTAGCGATTATTGAGTACTAAATCATAAAATACCCATGCCGGGTTATTGGTTGCTGCAAGTTTAAAGGTGCCATCCCATACGCCTGAATAGGCCCGATTAATCGGGTCATAATTCGTGGGCACTTTGATAAGCAAGCCACCTTTTGGGCGAACGCTAATTTTAGGGATGCGGTTATTAAATTGACGCGCATTGAAAGTAATAAACAATAGGGCCGTATTTGGATAACGCAATTTAGCATCGATAACATCAGTAACAGCAGAGATAGTAACCTTATCAACAATTCTGGCTGTATTCTGATTCTTAGTTAATCGTCGGACACGGATCTGCCAACCTGTATTTGCCTTGGGTAAGTCAATGCGGTGTGTTCGCTGGTATTCGCTGGTCGTTTTACCATCAAAAGCAGACTTTAATACTTCATTATATCCAGCACCATCTGTAGATAAGTCAATAGCATATTCAATTCTATAGCCTGTAGTATCCCCGTTATCGTGTTGTTGAAACAATTGAGGAACAGATAGTCTAATGCGCACAGCAGATAGCTGAGTGTTATTAATGCTCCGCACATAGGGCTGATCGTCTTTTAATTCCAACCCTACCGATGTTTCGCTATCTACTGATGGGATACCCTGAATGTATTCTTGGTGTTCACTACCCGGTCTAAATTCCCAAGTGACACCCTCAAAATTCTTAGTACCGTCCGCATTGCCAATCGGTGTATCATCAAGAAAAATACGAGTATCGTCTAAGCCACCAGCAATTTCACCTTCTGAGATAGCCAATAAAATCTTAGCTGTTGATTCAGAAAGTAAGCTATCTGGTGATTCCGTGGGCGTATGTCCGCCACCGCCACCACCTTTTGCACCATGAATTAATTCCATATTTCACCCATAAAAAAAGCCACATAGTGGCTATTCTGAAATTCGTTTATGTTATTGCTGATCTTCTGTATAAATACCTGCGGAAATGATTGCCCCACCTACCTCTCGCCTGTCCAGTCCATAAAGTAAAGGAACTGGATTTCCTTGCGCAGTAGAGTTTACAGCTCCGCCAAAGGCATAAGATGGTTTGTTATCTGAATCTTGCCTCATTGATAGACCTCGCGGTTGGGGTGAAAGCATCTGGTAAACACCACCAAGCGCCACACCAAGACCTATGGCCCCAATCAAGTCACTTGCAAATAAGGCAGTACCCCAAGGAGCAAATGTCGCGACACCGATCATGGCAATGCCCAACATAGTTTGAAAGAATCCTCCTCGTTTACTTCCTTTAATGATTGGTGCTATGCGGATCTCTTCTTTGGTATCAAGATGTAATTCATCTTCAGCAATGTTGCGCTTACCTTTAAATACAGCAAACTCCAGCCCTTTCAGATGTGCATTAGCAAGAAACAGCTCAAACCCATCATAAAGCACAGAGAGTGCCTTAATTGCTTCGCGAGGTGAATCTATATCTAATTTGTGTTCACGCCCAAATTTTGCGCCAAGAACACCATATAGACGTATTGTTTTTAGGCTCATACAAACTCTTTCCTCCGAACAATTTTTACAGTCCTATCTCGCCAATAATCGCTGTAGGGGACCAACCTGCTGAGTTGACCATAAAGATGATGAAGTAACATGCCATTCATAATCACACCAGCGTGATTAGGTACATCGGCTTGCACTTGCATGATAATCATGTCACCTTCTTTTGGTTCACCAGCGATATCAACAAAACCCGCTTTCTCGTAGTTATCCGTATACAGGTTTTCGCCTTCTTCCCACCAATGCCGATCAACGCTGTAGTTATGTAACTCAATACCGTGTTTTTGGTGATAATAGTCCATAATTAACGACCAGCAATCAGCATAACCCAGCACAAAAGGACGTCCTTCTAATTCACGCTCACCTCGAGGGTAAATAATTCGAATATCACCCTCTGGACATGATGCGATCACCCAAGGCAATCCAGTTGCATCACACTGTAATTTATCTATTTCGCTAGGTTGAGTCGTTACACCATCACCACAATGGCTGTGCACAATTGCTATTGGCTCACCCCAGTCCTCAGCAAGAGCGTAATCTTCTGGAGAAAGCTCAAAATGCTCTGTTGGGTTATCTGAAAGATTGCTACAAGGAAAGTATTTTTTAACTCGACTTTTCTGACAGATAACTCCGCAAGCTTCTTTGGGATATTCGACTTTTACATGTTCAAATATCGATTCTCTTAATTTTTTTGTGATCATCTCGTTAACCCCGCAGCGGGAAACCCTCCAAAATCTAATGGCTCATTCTCACCAAAGCGTTTTTTGCAATCACTAATAAGCCCACCACAACTATCTAGCGCTGGATCATCAACAGGGTTTCCTCTCTCATCAAAATATTTATTCCCTGAATATGAGCACCCATTACCACTACGATAATCGCCTTTCATGCACCAGTAACAAAGATTATGAATTTGTCGAACGGGTATCATTACTCCCTGCAAATCAAACGGGCTAGACAGCTCGAACTCTACGGATTCGCCAGCCACCTCATTAGTTTTACGATCGATGTAATAAACTTGTTTAAAGCATTCGTCTGGATTAGCTGTTGAATTTCCCTCAGGAAAGTTTTTAGCATCAAGATAGTGAGCAAATGTCTCATAAATAGTCACTTTGGCTTGCACCATGTCGTCAAACTGAAGACATAGAGATGAAATTAAGCCATCTATATTGGCAACCTTTAGAGATGGTCTCGCTGGACTACCATCACTATTTTTTGCCATTCCTTCAACTTCATAAGGCCATGCCCCGTATTCATTGCCTTGCCACCAAATTGGTTTTGGCTTGATATCACCATTAGATTGCTCTATCTCTTCTGGTGTATGAGGTAGATTGTAAGCATGGAAGCGAAGAATGGGCCCATCAAACTCACTGCCATCCACCTCAATTAATTGAACCTTATTACCCGGCTCTAATTTTTGTACATCTGCTGTGATATTCATGCGCTAAATGCCTGTTCAAACGTAGCTGACAATTTCATTACTCCACCAGATATGGGGATCATCGATATTGAATCAGCTTTAACTCGATAAAGACCTTTTTCACCAAATGGAGGTGTCCAAATAAATGATTTTACTGTGTGTTGCCGAATGAATTTAAAAATAAGCATCACCTCATCTTTCAATCCCATATAAGAGAATGGCCACGTTTGAGATTCTGGATTAATACCATCACCAGCAACTTGTTTGTAACCATCTCCAAATTCAACTTCTTTAATACGATGCTTGAACTCACCGCTTGGCGAATTTTGTATTTGTGTTCGCCATTTAAACTCTTCCATTGGTTACTCCAATAAAAAAAGGCGACACAAAGCCGCCTGATCAAATATCAGGATATTAATAAATATCCATTAGGTTATTTTATATATTCAGCCCAGAGAAACTTACCGAAGGAATGGCTGACTTACTTCGATGGAGAATTGAATATGTTAGTTAGTGAAATGGCTAAAGACATAGAGACCCTTCAAACACGTACTCTTGCTTTAGAGTATATAATTCAAGTAATGATTAGGAATATGTCTGATATTGAAAAAGAAAAACTTATTAGTGAATTAAATAAAGTATCGCATGATAGTCCTGTAACTATCGAGGCGTTTGGTATCATTCAGTCACATTTACATAATTAGTACCATATTATAAAGGCGGTTACTGTGCCGCCTTTATGCGATCTATCATGGTTCTTGCATATTTTTCCGCTCTCCCCATAAATGAAGCAAATGTTTCATTTGGGTTATAATCCTCTGTGTACTTAAATTGTAACTTTGGTTCTTCATCTGGGGTATTATTTCCCACTATCTCCGTTACTGTAATTTCTGACGTTAATATAGGTTTTTCACTTATTTTTATAGCCCCAATGCCATATCTTTTCACATCCCCTGTAATTTCCACTCCTGAAAATTTGTTTGATAACAATGGGAACTCTACTTTGATTTTCATAACTACCTCTCATTAAAAAGCCACAGAATTTGGTGGCTGTTATTGGTTTAATTCTTTAATTGTTTTTCTTGCATATTCTTCGGATTCTTTAAAATATTCCGAAAGAGGCTTATTAGCATCAAAGCTAGTTTGATAAACCAGATATGCTTTTGGTGGTTCAAAATCAGCTTCATTTCCCATGTATACATCTACTGAAATGCTAATTTCTTTATCTTCTGGACGAATACAAATATTTCCTAATTTTAATTTCATAAATACCTCTCTTATTAAATGATTATCTATTTCCTGATACTGCTTTAATGATCTTGTACAAATCACCACCTTCTCGCCCTTCACTAATAAAAAGGCTTTTAACTTTATTCTTTAACGATTGCTCAGCAGCTCTCACATCTATATTTGGCATTGCACTTTGTTGCTGTTCGGTTTCAATCTTGACGCCGCTCATATCAATTGTCACATTCACCCCACCACCAGCAATTTGAGGATTGCGAGCGATAAATGCTGTTGGCTGTGTAACCGACATTGGCGCAGAACCACCGACATGACCACCTGAAGCATAACCTCTCTTTCCTGCATCCATTAGTCGATAGAGATTATCTACACCTAATCGTTGCGTTGCTTCCTTGGTAAAGACGAACTCGCCTTTATGCACTACGCCAGCGGGGTCATATTTACCACCACCGCCTGTATAACCACCACTTGCAAACCCAAAGAAATTACCTACCGCATTACCACCAAATGCCGCTTTCATAGCATTTAGCATAGCCATCTGCATTAACATCTTGGTGGTCATTTCTAAGAATGAGCGAGTGAAGTCAGCAAAATTAGCTTTGCCCGTCAATACAAAATCAGAGAGACTGTTACTCATGCCTTGGAATGCTGATTGACTAATTTGAGCTACGTTACCGTAAACGTTTGTTGCCTGTTCTTGGAATTCAGCAAAGCCTTTCTTGACGCCTAACTCCCAGTTAGCACGAATAGCGTCTTCTTCAGCGTACCATTCCTTTAATTTGTCCTTTTTTTCAGGAGTGTCAGCTTGATTTAATGCGCTTTCTCTTTGTTGCAATCGGCTAGATAGCCCTGCTCCTTCCCTCAATGCTTTTATTTTTGCATTAAGGTTGTCCATCCATTTGTTCTGTTGGTCTAGCTCTCTATTTTTTTGCTTTTGAAGCTCAACATCATCACCAGCTATGGCCAATGCTTCTTGAGAAGCAAGAATGTAGTCCTTTTTAGCAAGCAACGCCTTTTCGTCCTTGGTTAACTGTCTTGTTTTCTGAGCCTCCTCAAGGATTGATATTTTCGCCTCCATATCCCACAGCTTTTTACGCTCAGAGCTAATCACATCACTGACTGTTTTATGCTCTTTTAGCACCTTCAATTGTGCTTGCAGGGATAGTAGGGCTTGATTTGCTGATTCGTCTACTCTAGTACCATAATCTGGTCGGTAGGTTGAGGTTTTAGATGTTCTATCTTTAAATTTATTATTTATATTTTGTACTGCTAACTTCCTTTTATCTTCAGTCCAAAATTCAGGGTCTCTTCTAACTTGCTCCCATAGCTTATTTAGGGCCGCTGTTCTTTTTTGAGCGTTAGTTGCAGTATCTTCTAATAATTTATTATATTCTCTAATTGATTCTTTTCTTTTTTCATCCGCCTCCTTGGATTTGTTTTGTGCTTTTTCATAACCTTCATGAGAAGATACGACGAAACTTAAAATCTTTTGTTGCTCCTTTAAGTTGCGAATCATATTTTCTCTTTGTTCTTTGGTTCCATGCCAAAATCCAGCATTTTCCCATTCTTTTATTCTGTCGTTTATCTCAGCTAACGCCTCCGCATCGGAAAGAGGTTTACCAATATTTTTTAAAGCATTTCCTGCATTCTTTATTGCGGTTGCAACATCATTCCATGCTCTCTCTAATGAACCTATATTTTGATTCATAGATCTAGTTCTTCTATCAGTTTCCTCTGACAGTTTTTTAATTGAAAACTCAGAAGCTTCTTGTGTTTTTCCTGCTATTTCTAATGACTTAATGTGCTCGTATTCAGACGCAGTCAACAAATGCAATGTTTTATCTAATTCTAAAATAGCATTTACAGGATCATCCTTTAGCCTCTTAAATTGGTTTATTGTTTCATCTATTGATTTTCCGGTGGATTGCTCCATTTGTGCTGCAGCCCTTGCCACCAACAAAATCTGGTCTCCTTGAAAACGCCCACTACCCACCACTTTAGTTAGAGCTGAGGCCATGTCACCCTGAGTAATCCAGTTCCCAACTAAAGTTTTAGATAATTGATTTAATTCATAGGCTGTTTTGCCAGCGTAACGTCCCGTCATTATCAATTGCTTATTAAACTCAGCAAATTCTTGAGATCCTTTATAAGCAGAGTAAGCCAGGGCTAGTGATGCAGTTGTTGCTGTTGCAATAGCAATCTTTGTTGGAGTAATTATCGATGCAAGCGCCTTCAACGAGTTTCCAATACCACCAAATGAGTCCTTTATCTGTCCACCTTGTTGTATCATCACCATCCAGACTGGCATTCCTGATGCTAATGACGTAACAATATCTGTCATTTGGGCTGGCAATTGCCGCATAGCGTTTCGATATTGGTCAATGGTGATTGAGCCATTCATAAAGGCTTTTTCTTGCTCTTTTAGCCTGTTGATCATCGGCGCAGCTTGTTGCGACACGCCAAGTTGAGCCGCTTTTAACTCTAAAATCTCTGTCCTCGTTTTTCCTATGATTTCAGTTTGATTTTTCAGTGAATTTAAAAAATCATCAGCAGCTCGCTTGGCTCTATTTGTTGCCGCCTCTTGAGCTAACAGCGCCTGCCCTTCAGCTGTAAGAGACATGCTAACACGTGTTAATTTATCCCTAGTCTGCTCAAGTATGGCGTTATAGTCTGCAAACTGATCCTTTGGTAATATCCCTTTTTTATTTGCTTCTATTAATTTTTGAGTAGCTTTATCAAGCGCATCAAATGCTTTATTGGTTGGATTTATTGAATTTAATAAGTCATCAAGTTCTTTCTTTTGCCTCTTTATCGCGTCGGCTGCTCTCTTTTGATGATCAACCCCTCTATTAAACTGGTCATTTAAATTTCGCGAAGAACCGCTTACCTTCTCTGCTGTATCGCCGAACTCCTTTAACTTTTGTGTGCCACGCTCCAGATCTGACGTATCAGCCTTTAATGATATTGTTGCTATATCTGCCATTTAATTTCCTCCAGATATAAAAAAACCACCCGAAGGTGGTTTGTAAGTCAATTTATATGAATTTATTTTAAGGTCGCTTCAACCTTCTCTGGGTGTAATGTGTACATTCCGCCATTGAATGGGTCTACAATAAACCAACCAATCAATCCTCCAAGTAACAAGTTACCACCAATGTACCAACCATTAGCGCTTGACTTTAAAGGCAAGGTGACTGGTGAAGCCCCATCTTTTGAAATAGTAACTTCATACTGTTTCTTACCAAAATAACTACCTGTTGACTTTTCTAAAGTGACGCCTTGTGGAGTTTTCCCTTGCGAAACAATCCTGCCTTGCTCATCTTTTATGGAAAAATCAGCACCAGAAGGATTACTATCGATTTGCACTAGTTGAGTTTTATCTCCAACGATTGTTGCGCACCCACTTAAAGAAAATGCAAAAAATGCCACTACTGACGCGATAATTATTTTTTTCATTAAACCATTCCTTTTTAAATTAATTAGCGCATCTTATGATATTTATCTAACAAAACTTTACAATTAAATTTTTTACAATTTTATAAATTTTAGTTGGTATTTGCTTTCTTACTGTAGCAATTGTGAGCAACAAAAAACCCACCGGAGTGGGTTAGTTTGAATATTAATAAATTAAAGCCTACTATCCATTTTTTTATCATTAAGCAGTTTGTAAAGTTTATTCACAAAGGAAACGTTACTTAAAATCACACTAAAAATACAATAAATCTGTATACAAACTAAAATAAATGTATACATTACGCCTAACATTTTGAAAAAATTAAAGTTATCAATGTAAAAACTGCTTCCTTTGATAAAAAGAACCAATAAGTAAAACACTAAAACACCAATCAAAACAATAGCTGACAAGGCAATTGTAGTGATTAGGCTCTCCATTTTTTTGGTTTCCGTTTTACTATCAAAAAAATCATTTTCTCTGTTGTTAATAATTTCCGTTATCAGTTTGGGATACAAGTACCCAACCCAAACTCCCACTATAGCAAAAATTATTGAAGATACATTTTGCAGAACCGACATGATGTTAGTGACATTATTATAAGTTATATTTTCCGCTAAAAAGTAAGACATGCCTGACACTAATAATATTAGCATCATGATTACCCATGTAATCCATCTCTTAAAAATTAGCCTTATCACTTTTAACATTTTAACCCACTCCCGCGCTTGTTCTTGCACGCCCACTATCATCGTTAGCAGCATCTGATGAATCTTGGTCTTCAATTAATCCAGCGATAAATCTATCCCTATGCTTACTTATTTCATTAGCTAGCGAGACAGCAGATATATGTTTTTTACTAGCAGCTGAATAGGATATAGTAAATGAATCTCTTAGCACATATTCATTAAACCACTTTGTTTCACTTTGCTTACCTCCCTCCCTAAATCCAATATTATCCCATGATGACTTTATTGGGAATCCATCATCATAAAACTCTAAAATACTATTCAGCTCAGCTTGAGTTGGGGTTTCTTCAATTAAAAGTTCAATTCTTTTTTCTTTTGTTGTGGCTGGCTTGTCTTCCTTTTTCATTGAAAAACCATCAAATAACTTAGTAAAAAACGATCTTTCATCACGCTCAGATGTACTTATCGTATTGCGATACACAATATGAGTAATATTGCCCCTAATCCGCTGCAATGTTTCCCTATTTGCTTTTTTCATGAACATCTTATAATCAAATAAAAACTGTGTTCGAAACTTGCCGTCATCAGAAGAAAAAGTAACCCGATCAAAGATAAAGTCTTTCCCACCAACGCTCTCTCTTTTGTTTTTTGATATTTTCTTACCAGAGAAGCTCATTCTATAATTAACAAAATCTTTAATATACGATGCAAACAGGTATGTGTCTGTACTTGAATGAGGAAATTTGATGGCAACAAATTTATTTAAACTCGTAATGTACCAATAATAACAAGGCTTACCCCAGATATACTTTTTGCCTTCTTTGCCGTCAGAAGTTAGTAAGGCTACGGTATCTGAATCACTATCAACTGGGCTATTAACGTCAACTCCCAGTATGTTGCCATTGCCATCTTCCTCGGACTTCCATAAGACAAAGAAATAATCACCTGTAGTGGGGCATTTATAGGCATTCCTACAATAAATTTTTTTCCTCAATCGAGTATCATCTTTTGTTGGTAGGGTGTTTTCAAATCGATTAGTGTTAACCCATGAAATAAGCTCAGAAAGAAAGTAGTTCGGTGTGTATCGAGGATCAATATCTCCTCCATTACAGCCATATATCCCCATCTTCTCAACATCAAAGTATGTTAATCTTCCAAGTTCTTCTGACATTAGAATTCATCTCATAAGTAAAATTTTTTTATCATTTTATATAATGATCAGATACCAATCATCTGTGAATAAAAACACTGGTTTTATAAACATGGGGTATATGTAGCTGCAACAATAAGCTTTGTATGTAAATACAGTGTATCTTGTTTTTTGGGGGGCTCAAGAGATATTCTTTTAGTAATTCGGCTATCTTCGGACAAGGCTATGGTTGGCGCTTTCAGAAAACGAATAAAGGACCAAACGTCATCAGGTTAGTAGCAGCCCCATTTCCTTTGTACGGATATTTGACTTAATTAAATTCACGTCTAATATTTGTTCTGCTCAATAACGAGCATTACAAGGAGTTTTTATTATGGGTAAAAAACCCGGTGAAAACACAGGTAAAGATGGCGGTATCTATCGAGAAGTTGGACCTCGTGGCGGTTTAAAAAACAATTATGCCACAGTGAGAGACAACGAAAAGCTACCACCAACAACGCAATCAGGCAACACATGGGTTCTTGAAAAAAGAACACCAAACAGTAAGCGTCCTTAACCTGTTGTAATAATTAAAGCCGGCCTACGTCGGCTTTTTTGGGTTTAACACAGAAATCCACCATCCTACTAATAAGATGACAAAATGTTTCATTCGCGGCTCCTGTTTCAACGCTCACACCGACGCGGTAACAAATGTCGAACGCTATATGTGCGCATTCGTGAGCTAGAGTAGATAATTTACCGTTAAACACACCAATAATATGGAGTACACACTGAGTGTTAGTAACTGTATGACTTGCACCGTTAACAAAACTATCCCCACCATCAATGCCTAGTTTTTCATGTAGAGAGCGCCAATCATCCCAAGAGCCACAATAGATAATATATCCAGATTCAAATAAAGGCACCTTCATATGTCGATACTGCCTTAGGATTTTGTTCATATTCCTACCTTTACTATAAAATATCTCAAGCCTGATAATTGGCTACTTTCTCTTTCTGCTCACCAATCTGCGCTTACCACTGATTAGCATTTTATTTGTCAGTCATGCATTAACGTCATACTATAATGGCTCACTTCAATGAGGACATTGTAATGCCATCCAAAAAATACCTACTTGTATATGAAGCATTCGACAATACAAATGTATTCTTATTAAAAGGAAACGCTGCTATAAAAATAGAATCCGGAAAAGGTATTGAGGAAATATTGAATACCTTTACTGAAGTTGCCTGCTCTGAAGCTAGAAAAATTGATAAATATGCTAGACGAGTGGCGATAGTAAGCGTAATAGAACTTTAAATAGGTTTATTGCTTTACAAAAGCGCGACTATGGTCTCTTATGCATCACCTCTAACGCCTTATCCTCCATAATGCGGATATCGCTAAAAACGGTCGCTCTATCTTTGATGTTGAGTAAGTCCATTATTTGGTTTAATGGGTTGTAATCCAAGCCTGTGATACCATTCATGCCTACACGCCACTGTGTATTCATAGCTGAAAATACTTGATACGAATCCCAAACATCAGGCCACACCTCAACATCATCAATATCAGGCGGAAAGCCAAAAGCGCGCTCGAACTCAGCCGATTCTTTTGAACTCATTCCGCCATACATCGCCTCGGCGACCGTTAGGAGTTTTTTTCGCGGTTACCTAGTAGCTCGTTGTAATACGTTGATGAAATAGCACGAGAGGCTGAAGGGTAGTTATCTAACAATATGTTTAAATTTTCTTTGTTATATGGTTCCTCGATCGCCCAGTCAGCAATAATCCGCTCAAAGAACTCAGAAATAGGTTTTTCTCGCATTCCATCAAGCTCACTTACTGAGTGATGTTTAAATGTGAATGTAACTACTTCTGGCTTTTCTTTGCCGGCAACAGGAATTTTAACGTTAGCTTTGAAGGTTGGATTTGGGACGAGTGTAAATTTAGGCATTATTAGTCCTTAAAAAGCCCCTGATTCGGGGCTGTTGTGAGTATTTATTGGTTAAGATGCGTTGGTGTAAATCTGCATTTCAGATTTAAGTGAGAATCGCGCTGTTACGTTTTCAACTTCGTTGATAGCAGTGTTTGGCACACGCTGGAATGAAATTGAAGCTGTGTAATAGCGATCTTCTTCTGCGCGTTTATTGAAGAATCGGATTGCAGTAACTTGCTTACTGTCGTCCAATTTTGTTAGCAATTTACGGATAGGCAGCTTAGCATCGTGAGCAAAGGTATAAACCTGTACAACACCATTTTTATAGGTATCGATAGTTTCTGCCTGCTCATCTTCAAGAAATTGAACCTCTTGAGTTTGCTGTTCCCCACCTTCTGTAGAAAGTGTCATTACCTGTGGCATGACTTCCCATGACAATACTTTCTTTAATGTTCCTGTACCGCCACCAGCAGGAAACACATTTTTATCACTTGTATCGACACCTTCTAAGGTGATTTTAGATTCAGCGACACTTGCAACACGGAAAGCACCCGAAGCTTTTTTCCAGCCAGATGTAACATGAACAATATCGCCTTTAGCAATGTCACCCACATCATCAACTGTTAGTACGGCTTCTTCGGCATTAGTTGCCTCGGTAATTTTAATTTCGTCATCGTATTTACTTGCGACGTAAACACGCGACCCATTAGGAATGTTATAGGCCATTGTTAACCTCTATTTTAGGTATAAAAAAACCGCAATTAAGCGGTGTTATCGGATTGCATTACATCGATAGGATGCACGAATAGGAATGGTATAATTTGTTTCATCTGAAATTGGAGGGAACTGGCTAGGCTCTCCGTTAATGTAGATACCCTCCCCTAATGTTAATCCATTTTCTAATCTGTTTTTAACGTCATCAGCAATAGTTGATATCTTAGCGTCCCCACCCCCTACTTTCCCAACTACGTTAATTTGGATAACACCACGATAAACAGGCATATCCAGAGATAACCCGATGTTATCCGTTTCTGCTGGCATGACATGGAGTTGAAGATAGGGAGCGTTAATATCATTAAAAGGAAGATTGGGCCATGCGATTTTTAGGTTTAAATCCTTGCCAATACTCGCCACCAGCTTTCGTATTTCAGTATTAATCGTTGACTGATTCATGATTTAGTTTCCGATACGGCAGAGTTGAAAAACTGACTAAATTCCTCAGCAGTCACAGCAACCATACCGTTAGGTGCTTGTTTCGAATGCCCCATTTCAAGGCGGTAAGCATAAGGCACATTGTTTGTGAAATAGATAGCTTTCATTCCTACCTTAAATTGTTCAATAACAACGTTGCCTAACGCCTTTGTCATATTGCCTGACTTATCTATGCGTCCCGTTTCGCCTTCCGCTGGAGCATCAAATGACACCTGCCAATTACCTCTAAACCGCCCCCCTGTATAACCAGGAGGAACATAAATATCCATAGAGCCATTAACACGAACACGCTTTTTTAATTGACGTCGCTTTGGTGTTAAATTATTAGGATCTTGTTTTAGATACTCATTATGTTCAAAAACTGCTTTATTGTAGTTTGAGGCAACCCTATTAACTTCCCATAGTTCAGGATTCCCAACGGGTGACATATCAACGAGCCTAGCAAGTATTTGAATACTGGTTTTTCTTACAACCGTTTCAATATCTGCATTGGATTTATCGATAAATAAGTTAATTGACCTCATAAACTGATCTGACATGTCACGCCCTCAGTTGAGACTGATAGCAGATAATAATATCAGCGGGTTTAACAGGATTCGGCTCATGAACGCGCAACCAAACGCCATCGATAAGCAGCTTATCCCCTTTCTGAATATCAATGTCTGGAGGAAGTATCATTTTAATATCCGTGGAGAGAATAAGTGTTCCGTCGATTTCGTGAGGTTTATATTGCGTTTTTACCCCGACAACAGAAAATAACGTTTCTGGCTCAAAGTGTTCCTGCCCCTCATCATCAACCCAATGCTTACCATCACGCTTAGCCTGATAGGAAACGCCATATTTTTTCAACATCCTTAATGCTGTGCTCTGCCCACGTTGATAAATGTTCATGGCTACCTCATTGCAAATGTATTAATGGCAAATCCATCCGAGACATCAATCAAGCCAGACAATAAACCTTTTAACCAAGGAAAGTTTGGTGCGCCAGTATTAGTGCCTTCGGCATATTGCACAGTAATAGCGCCCTCAATTCGCTCTGAGGTGATTTCAGCACCTAACGTGGGCTGTAGGTCATTTTCTACTGATTCAATCGCTAAACGGCATTGAGCTTGGATTAATTGCTTTGGTATCTGATCGCTTGGGATGGCAACACCGTCGCGAGATAGCCCTGAGCGAGGGAAAGATAAAGGTTGATTTGGGTTAGTTCGTTTACCTAACCATTTTTGCGATTCAAGATAATCCATCGCCGTAATTAGTAATGCCTCTAATCCACTATCTGCCAAAGTGATATTTCTATCCTCAGCGTATTTCTTCAAATCATCCACACTTGCGTAGCTATTAAATATTGGAGAGTTCTTATCAGGATCAATCATGCTCACCTCAAAAAAAAGAGGGGCACAAAGCCCCTTAAATTACTCGTCTGGAGAAGTTTTTTCTGTGAATGTAATTGCATCAGTATTTTGTGCAACACCATCAACAGTGGCTGTGACAATAAATTCACCCTGTGAATCAGAAGTTAATTTCACTGTCGCACCACCAGCTTTGCCCGTCTTAGATGAAGTAACGCTTAATTTACCACCTGTTGTAGACCAATTAACGGTAGCTCCTTCGACTGGAGAGCTGCCCTTGGTGTAATTAAGAGTGATCGTTACTGTATCTGTACTGTCAGCGATAGCGGACGTTTTATCCGCTGACAGGGTTACTTTCCCTCTTCGGCAGTCAGTTTAATCATGACGCCAGCGGTTAATTTGTTGCTAGTGAAATGCTTCTTCCAGTTACCTGCGGTGCCTAACTGTGTTAAATCAGGGTTTTTTCCTTTTGATTCATCCCAGCTATAGCCCAGAACGCCAACGTTAACCACGCCTTCACCACGATAACCAACTTCCAAGTTCTCCTTGTCATTGATTTCATAAGATCGGAAAGTCGGCTCTTGGGATTCAGTGATAGTCACAGCACCCGGCACTAAACCAAAGATGGCATCTACTGGCGCTGTATCCGTTACCAGCACAGGCTTACCTAATGTGCCTGGCTGTCCACCGTAGATAACCACACCCGCTTCTTCATACACTTTGTTGTCAATGGCCTGATCAACAATATCGAAGTAGGTGGTTGAGTGCATAACAAACAGATTTACGCGGTTGAACTTATCACCATATCTGCGTAAACCTTTGGTCAGTGTTTTCTTGCCATCTGTCGCAATATCCGCAGTCACCACCATATCTTTGTTATTGCCAATAGCGGCACCTAAAGCAGCTAAAGAGTATTTGATATAACCCTCTAGTGAAGCATCTGCCGCATCGGTACCCACTAACTCAGAGAACTCCGATACATCACGGCCACGGCGTTTAAATGCTTCTTCTGTCGTTGCATAAGGACCATATTTCCAAGGTGCTTTTACATCAACAGATTCGCCCGCGCCGATTTTTTTGTTCTCTACAGATGCTGTGGAGTTTACATCACGATGCTCAATCGAACCGCCGATCTGATAAAATGCACGCTTACGGAAGTCCCCCTCAATAAAAAGGTTATCCAGCACAATTGCGCCGTTTGATGCCTGATTAAATACTGCTAAATTATCTTGACGGCGTTCTAAAAACGCAGTTTGTGCTAAATCGTTATAAATTACTAAATCATTATTAGTCGTCGTAGCCATTACTTATATTTCCTTACTCTTTTGGAAGTTTTAAATATGCGTCACGCCCGTATCGGCGAATATAATCAGCCTTGTCACTGGCGGACATTTGAGAACGTTTAAAATGTGCACCACCTTGTTTATGTTTCCCTGCATCTGTACCAGAGGCTGCGGGGAATAAGTGAGGAGCACTTTCTTTTAGGGATTCAATCCATTCAATAGGTGATAATGGCGTGCGACCATCTTTGCCCATGATTGGATTGCCATCTTCATCAACGGCTACGGCCTGACCTTCATCGTTGATCTGAAAAATGCCTTTGGCACGTAAAATTAAATCTTCTTGAGCGCTGCTTAATGCACCCGCTTTCCCTGCTGCAGAACGAATTTCATCGCCTAACACACGAGCACGGAATTTATTTGCAAACGCCTCTGCCTTTTCAGCTTTAGAGCTTGCTTCTTTTAACTTCTTGTCGAAATCACCACGCAAACGCTCAGTGCGCTTATTGAGAACCTCGTCAATCTTGCCATCTGCAATGAGCTTGGCTTCTTCGTCATTCTCAAAGCGTTTAAGCATGCCCTTCACAGTGTCTGGGTCAATGCCTTCAAAACGTTTCAGGTTATCGCCTTGCTCTTTGAGCTTGCCTAGCAACTCACTGTTTTTAGCCTTTAGCCCTGAAACCTGCTGGTCGATAATAGCTTGAATTTCTGGAGTGATTTCCGGTGTTCCACCACCTCCACCTTGCGAACCATCATCAGCCTGTGAATAATATTTGCGTTCGATATTCATAAATAACATGTGATTCCCCTTGGGATTAGATGCGCCTAGCGCGTTGTAATAACTCAGCCCTGAGCTGAGTTTAGGTAATAAAAAAGGCCACCGAGGTGACCTTGTTAAATGGTTTATTGATTAGCTATATCCAGCCTCTCTAAATGCCTGCTTGTCTATCTCCCTGAGTTGTTCGAGAGAAATAAACTCACCTTTGTCAGTATAAAACTCAGAAGGATTCATGCCGCCTTCTTTCATCAACCTAAATCGCGTCTCCCCAAACACCTGTCGCTGTCGCCACTCAGGTTGTCGCTGTATCCAATCAAGAAAATTAGTATCCGCTGGCACTTGCCCGTCCATTGATGCTCTCGTTCCTGCATCCATCTCATCTAAATCAATGCCTAATTCACGCCATGATTTAGTAACCAATGTTTCTGTTGAACGGCAATTGAAGTGGATTTTTCCGGGGCCTTGTAGATAAGGAACTTTATGACCAATAGGCTTACCTTCCAGCGTGTATCTCAACCTATCCCGAATAATGCAATCGTGAGATGTTTTATTATCGAGGGTAGATAACCATTGTTTACAATCAAGAATGTCTTTATTGGCATCAGCAAACTGATCTCGCGCTGTTGCTTGTAAATGGCTAATGGCCGTTTTAGCTATTGTCGTCGCATTAGCTCGGCTTAGTTGCAATACGCCATCCTTATAACCTTGGTTTGCATGTCCTCTGATTTTACGTCCGATTTCTACCGCACTATCACCATTTAAATAACCATTCCGAACAGCGTTATTTATGCGTGTCATGCGATCTGATTCTAATCCATCAGCCCATTCAGAAAGTAATTTCCCTTGAAATGGGCGAGACATGACTGAGGAAAATAGCATTTCCTCTGTAATGCTCATTAGTGGATATTTGCGTAGAACAACATCAGGTAGTAGAGCATCAAACAGTGATGGGTAGTAGCCAGCCTCATATAATGCATGCGCTCTCATTTCTTCTGTTAACAATGAAAAAGCACTATCAACTGCACGCTTATTAATACTTCTAACGCTGGACAGCAACGACTCCAATCGCCTTGCAGTGAAACTATTAACATCGATGGAGGTATCATCTAAAGACACTATAAGTGAAGCAGTTAATTCAGCATCAAACTCATTAAGTGCCTTTATCATGCGTCTAGCCACCCCTGTAGAATAGCGACCAGAAAACAGGGAGTGAGCAATCAATTCATCCATTAACCGCTCATTCACTGATCTCATGTCTCACCTACCATTGTCGGCTCTTGATTATTAAGCTCATCCACCACCACATCAACATCATCAACGGGGTCGATAACATCATATTTCTGCAAACTTCTCACTAAGTCAGATTTACGCGTTGCGCCAGATTGCCATGCTGCGACGATTTCACGGATCATCGAACTATCGGCAATGTGATTAACGAGGTCTTTGTTAATCTCAAACGAAATGCCTGCAGTATCTAAACCTAAGTATTCAGCACACCATATTAGCGATTTACTGCATGCATCGGAAACATTAGAGCAACAGATGCTCAGGATAGAGGTTTGTGCGTTCTGTTCACCGACAGACTGAATAACCGTTTTAACTTTGATATCAGCAGAAACCAATTGAGCACCGAGCGCAACCATATAATCGCGTTTACTGTCCATTGCTTCTTTTGCCAGCATGTTAGGTTGAGCCTGAGCGTAACCAAAGAAACCTTTTTCTGGCAACATAATTGGCGAGCGAGAACCAACCATAACGCCTTTCTTTTCTAGATAGTCACGCCATTCTGTTCCTAGCCCACCTAGATAAGGTTGTATTTGCCCACAGAAGAAAACAGAATCTTCATAATCAGCAGAGTTTCGATAATGCCCTAGGTTGATTTTTGCCAATCCTAGAAGTGGGGCTTCATCAATAGTGTGATCATTATTCTGTGCACCAATAAATGTAAATGGAATTTCATTCCACACACCGTTACCAGCACGCGCAGGTATATACTCAGAAGAAATTTCAAAAACGCTACTTCCACTGGGCTTGCGATAGACACGACAGACAAACTTACCTTCTTCTATCGACAATACACGGTATTGAACCTCATCCTTAAAACCAAACCCATCCTCTTCTTCCACCGTTTCACGCAATACCACCAGCGTTAACATCGTGCGCCCATTAATACGAGCTGTACGCCAGTTAATGATGTCTTCAGCACGATATTGGAATATGTACGGGAGTTTCGAATCACTGTTGTAATCAACATACAGACCATGCCGACCGACTTCCAATACTGACTCAAGTGAAGACTGAGCCAATTGATAGATACTTGAACCCGCCCCGTCAGCATCGTCTTTTAAACACGACAGCTTTTCGACGACAGCAACTAAGGGATCTTTTTTAAATGCCATCCCTATCATGCCGTTGCGAGTATTGCCCGTTATTGGATAGAACACCGCACGGTCTTGATAATCTTTATTGCGCTTCTTTTTACGCTCACTATCTTGCTCTTCAAGCTCAGGAAGATAGCTTTTTATATCTTCACCACCTCGACAAACAGAGCGCACTAACTCCCACTGAGGAGCAGCCGTTTTATACTCCGGTCGAGTGAAATCTACATTTGTTGTACTCATCAGAAGGTTGTTCCTAGGTTAATTTCGAATGCTGGGCGCTTGGTATTTCTTCTGCTCACCGCAAAATATCTAAATCCATCAGCATCATGTGACGTGTAATCGTGAAGCGGTTTATCTTTCCAACAGCCTCGCTTGTCATCCCACTCTTTACGATAAGCTTCTAGATGAGCAATGCCTTCACTACATTTATGCTCATCAAACACGCAAAGTGGCAGAATTTCACGTACTGCCTCGATACCTTCATCAACTGAAAGCTTCGGCACTACTTCAAATCGGATTGAGTAAATTTGTCCGTCGATTTCGTACCCCTCACGCGCTAATTCACGCCGAGATTTCGCATCCGAGCCAAACTCACGGTTATCGATATCATGAGGGCCATTGTGACTTGCATATGTGTAGCCTTTGTCTTTCAGTACTTTCATGTAGTGCCGTAGACCTTCACCACTGTTTGAGTAGTGGTCTATAATGTGGAACTCCTCGCCCACTTCACGAATAAACCAAATTGACGTTGAGTCACCCACACCAATATCCCAGTACGTGTGAACCGGTAAGTGCGAGTTATCAGGAAGTGTGCCAATGCGTTTATTTTCGTACAGGAAGCGGAACTGCTTGGCGTAGTAAGCGCCTTCAACCGATTGTTGGAATGCCTCAGACGGTATTGACGGATATTCCCGTTTCATATCGTCGCCAAGCGTTTTCTCTTTGGCGTAATACCATGCTTTCTGGCGCTCATTTAATTGAACACCATGTTTGCTGGCTATCTCATCAAAGTAATCAACTAACCGCTGGGGTAATGGCTCAACAGGATTAATGGCATACTCTGGATTCTTCCACCATGAGAAGAAAAAGAACTTCCAGTCTAGGTTAGAGAGAGTCTTATTCTGAATTTGCGCTTTCTCAGCAGACTGGCAATAATCGAAGAAATAACCTGCTCGACCCTCCGCTGTGCTTTCAATCGTCGTAAAACAATCGCTTGATACCGCCTCAAATGCGCCAGTGACAATCTCACGGGCTTTCTCTGGATACTTAGCACATATCTTACCGAACTCAGAAACGTGCAAATAACGGAGTGTACCGCCACGAAATGACGTGCTGATATAAAGCGAGCCGCCTTTGCTAAACACCAACTCACCAACCGCATCATTACTCGCTGGGTTAGCCGCTTTGATTTCATCGGGTAGCTTGTCATAGGCATACTTTATCTTTTCCCTAAATAGCCGCTTAGCATCGTTAAGTGTGTGGGCTATCAATGCACATTTAGCCGCCTCAAATAACGCTGCGTCTAGCTGGATAATGCAGACCTCAGTAGTGAAGCCAAGCTGACGGGCTTTAAGGATAATGTTTCGCGTGTGCATCCCTTCAAAATATTCGAGTTGCTCAGGCGTCATTTTAAATCGAACTGGCTTGCCTTCTTTATTGGTTATCCAGTAGAGGTGATTTAATCGCCAGAGCTTATCTCTCAATAATGCAAGATGTTCTGGCTTCATGATTATTCCTTAGATAAGTCGTCCATTAGTTCTGATAGCTGACTAGCTGTCTTATTCGGCTGAACATCATCAAGGCCGTATGCTTGACGCTCAAGGCCAACTAAATTTTTAAATGTTTCGCTTAATGATTTGGCTGACTTAACGCGCTCAGGCAGGGAGATGATTGAGTGATAAATTTCATTGAGTTTGTCGCGTCCGTTATCATCAGGACTAAACATTAACTCGCCAAGTTTTCTTAAGGCTGGCACATCAGCACATTCAGCAGATAGTTCATCAAATAAGTTATTAGTTAACTCTCTAGCCCTTCGAATATCGCCTCTATGCTCCATGCGGACATTAGCGATAACCTCGGCATTAGCCTCAATAAGTTGCCGTTCTGAAATAGCCTTTTCGGTGGCAACCAGACTGGCAACCTCCCTTTTGGCAACCAAGTTTTCAGCCCTAGCCTTAACCTTTGCCTTTAAATCTCGCTCCCATCCTTCTTTCTTGGCACGCTTACTTATCGCCTGATGGGTTATCTCGTATTGAGAGGCTATTTCCCTTATGGACATCACGCCAGCTCGGTAAGCCGACTCGATGGCCTCCCAATCTGGTCTTTTAGCCATATCCATTCCTTAAATAAAAAAGGCCGCTAGGGCCTATTTGGTTTTCTGTTTGTTGACTAACTTGCCTAACTCGCGCTCGACGATTTCAGCAACTATTCTCCCATCATCAACTCTTCCACAGTGTAAGTATTCAAGTGATTGCTGTAATTGACGATAGAGAATGGATAAGTTTGCTTTTTCTTGTTTGGTCATACTTTCTCCTTAGCGAACTTACTCGCCCACACTTTGGCAATATGTAAGCAGTCGTCAAACATTCGCCCTTTTCTACTTGCTTGAGAGCTTCGGCGATAATGATCTACCGCCATGTAACTTGCTCTACGACAAACAGGTAAAGAAAAGCCGAGCTTTTTTAACTCGGCTAGTACGTTCTGCTCTATGAATTGTTCGTGGTTCATGCTGGCTCTTCTCCATCTGGAAATTCGCCCATATCAGGCAAGGTTAATTGTGATAGTTCTTTAATTGCCTTCTTCGCTTTGCGTATTTTCTTTAGGTGACGCTTGCGTAAATTCATTAAGTCACTACCTTTCCTGCCAAAGTTCTCGAACGACCAGTTATCGGCTGCTACTAATCTATTTTGCATCTCATTGATAGTCAGGGTTTTAAGCTCATTCATGTCAAGGTTTGCTAACCCTGTTTGTGGTTTTGACTCTTTTTCAGCTAGATCAAGTAACCATCGACGCAAGGATTTCGCTACATCTGTATTAGCTAACATTCCGATTAGATGTGCACCTCTAACAGAGAAGATCCTGACCTTTTTCTTACGTAAGTTGTTGTTTATTCCATTGGTCATTGTTTCAGTGACCATTGTCATATCATCAGAAAACTCGTCTTTGTTGGCGTTATATAGATTGGTTACTGACTTCTCATTTTTGTATTCGAGTAGCTTAGCCATCTGAGAGCTGGTAAACCAAATCTTATTATCACCATTATCAAATGGAGTAATTTCATTACCTTTGAAAACTAATGATTTGCTCATGGTGTAAATCCTTATAGAAAAGCGAACCTGTTCACCAGAAATAACCGCCCCACAGAAAACACCATTAACGGTTTTTCTCAGGTTCGACTTTCTGTAAGGTTCTGTGAGTGTTTTTAATTGCGCGGTGAATGCACAGAATGAAATGCGTAGAGTTCGCAGCTTAGCGATACACTGCCAAGCCACTTCTAGTCTGTTCCTAGCAGTCAAGATATGATCACTCTCCTTAATGGATAAACGACTTATCTAATTGCTGATATATATATTTACTTAAGCTATACTAAGTAATTATCACTATACTTTGATTAATATCCTGTTAGTTTGCCCATGCACCCATGCTGGGCTTTTTTTTATTCCATGCATTCTTGTTTGATATAATCCTGCAACCCTTTAATCATCTGTTCTGACTCTGCAATTCGCTCTCTGAGTAACCAATAATTTCGGATAGCGGTGTCAGTAGGTCGGGCGGTGGTTGCATAAGCCAAGCTGGTGGAGG